GCCACCTTATCGGTCACCGGCCGGAAGGCATCGCCGATCGCGCGCATGGCATCGTCCATGGACTGGGCCATTTCCGACCACTTCTGCGCCGACGACTGCCGGCGTTCCTCCAGGTTCTTGTCCAAAATCCCGGTGGCATTGGCCGACTCCGATTTCAGCTTGGCGTACAAATCCTTGTTCTGCATGAACGCGGTCAACGCGCCCTTGACCTGCATGTCAGCGAACAGGTCGCCGGTGCGCAAGGCTTGCTCCAGGGACGCAATCATGGCCTTGGCTTTTTCCGGATCGGTCTCCTGGCTGATCTCGGCCGTGGCCTTCGCCATGGCGGCGGCCTTCTTCGGATCGGTCGCCGCAATGTATTTCTGCGCCAACTCAAAGCTGGATTCCAGCGTGGATTTACCGTTCTGCAGCCCGGTGTTCATCGAGCCCTGGTAATCAATCCCCGCATCCTTGTAGGCCTTGACCGTGTCGCCCGAGCCGATCTTTTCCATCCAGTTCTTGAGGTTGCCGGCCGCCTCATCCGAGCCGCCGGCGGTCTTCATTTGCACCTGAAGCATGGCACCCAGTTGCGTGACCGAATCCATCCCGGTGATGCCTAGCTTGCCCATGCCCGCCAGCAGCTCGGGGAACCAACGCGCCATGTCGGCCGCTTCAAAACTGCCCGCCTGCCCTTGGTAGGCGATCGCCTCCAGCGCCTTCTGCATTACCGCCGGGTCGGAAATCTTGGCGTTCTGCCCCAGGGCATTGATCATGCGCGCCGTTTCGCCGCCGTCCGAACCCTGCCCCACGGCGAACTTGGCCGCCGTCGGGGCATATTGCAGCGCCTTGTCCAGCTCCATGCCCGCCCCTACCAGGGCGTTGACCACCTCGGCCACCTGATTGCGCGCCATGCCGGTGTCACGCGAGGTGTCGACAATCTTCTTCGACAGCTGCGCCTCTTCGGGCTTGTTGGCAATGTTCGACTTGATCGCAATGTCACGGATGATCGCGCCATAGTCCGCGCTGACCTTGGTCGGAATCGCCATCGCCGCCGTGGCGGCCACCGCCTGGCCGACGCTGCTTTTGAGTTTCTGCTTGCCTTCGTCGAGTTGCTGGTGACCTTTGGCCTTCAGCTCGGCCTTGTTCGCCGCCTGCCCCATGGCCGTGTAGGCCTTGGTCAGATTGCGGACCTCCACGCCTTGCTTTTTCAGGCTGCTGATATTGCCCTCAAGCTGTTTCAGCAGGGCGCCGGCACCCTTCTCGCCCGCCATGTGCGCCTTGCGCCACTCATCGCGCAACCGCACGGTGTCGCCAATGGTCTTTTCCAGCACCCGGGCTTTTTTGCCTTCCGCCTCCAGGCGCTTGATGCGACTGGTGACATCCTTTAACGCCGAGCCCACCGTGGAGCTGACCGCCCCGCCAATGACCAGGCCGAGCGCGAGTTTGTTCGCCATGTGCGTGCCCTATACGTCGGGGAGTTCAAAGGCGGCTCAATCCGTGAGCCACCACAGCATCTGATCAAAGGGCATAGCCTCGATCTCGGCAGCAGAGAAACCCGTCTCTTTTGCCAAGCGCTGGGCCGTGTCCCTGAGCGTGACGGCGTTAAACGTCGTCTTCTTCGACCAGGCGAAAATAGCCCGCCGAAAGGCGCTGGTAGTCCTTATATTTCAAGGTCAACAGCTCCTCCTCAGACAGCCCGGTCAGACTGCTGAACAACGACAGCTCCTGTTTTTCATAGTCGCCATTGCCGGCGATCTTGGAGGCGCGCCAGTCCTTCACGCTGGGCGCGCGAATGGCCACGGCATCGGTCATGACGCCGCTGATCACGGTGTTGTATTTGAGCGTTACGGTAACGCCCTCATCGGCCAGCTTCAGCCACTTCGGCAAAGCTGGGACGGTGCTGTCTTGGCTTACTTGATTCATGTTGGGTAGTCCTTAGAGGCCGATGGCCGAGCGTTCTGCGGCCAGTTGATCGACACCGTCGACCACCTGAATCATGTTGAGCGGGTCGATTTCGTACATCACGCGACCGTCGATTTCGAGCTTGTAGTAAACGGCCTTGATCGCGTGCTTGATTTCCGCCTTGTCGCCCGGCTTCCAGTCGCCCATGTCGACCTCTTTGATACCGCCGCGCAGGGTCACCACAACCGGCGTCACCACCCCTTTTAAGCCCCGGAAGGCGCCACGAAAGACGATGGCGCACGCGGTCTGATCGGCCAAGCCGAAGTACTTCAGCGACTCACGGCGCACGCCGTTGGTGGTAAACGCCGCTTCCAGCTTTTCCAGCCCCATGGCCATTTCGATCGGGGCGGACATGCCGCCGCCCTGATAGTCGTCGGTTTTTTGCGTCAGCTTGGGCAGCGACAGGGTGGGCACGTCGCCGGCGAAACTCACACCGTCGACAAAGGCGTTCATGTTGGAGAGAACTTGAGGAATCATTGATCGGCCCCCTTAGGCTGCTTCAAGAACTTCGGTCAACCATTCGTTGGTGACTTCAATGAGGAAATTCGGGTTTTCTGCCGGCGGCACGTCAGTGAAGCGGATGCGCCAGTAAATTTTGCCCTGCTCGATTTGGCTGGCCGTGTTCTTTTCCTTGTCCGCGTAGACTTCGAAATTGATCACCGCGCCGGCGTTCTTCTGGTCGCGCATGAACGCCTGAAGGCCCTCGGTCACGTCCGCGACATAGGTCTTGGTGATCGAGCGATCGACCGCCCATTTATGCCCCGCCTGGATCGCATCCATGAGGATGTCGCAGGTCCGCACCCGGGTGACGAACGCCCATTTCGGGTCGCTGGACAACGTGCGGTTACCCCACAGGCGATAGCCGCCATCCCGGATGATCGTCGCGATGTTCGCGTTGTTCAGCAGGTTGGCCCGACAGGTTTCGTCGCCGTCCAGGTACTCGATCGGGCGAGTGGTGCCGGTGATGCCGACAAACTCCTTGTTCGACGGCGAGGCCCAGTAGCCGTGGTTGGCATCGGTCCAGGCAAACAAACCCGCGACCCAGGCCGAGCCGGGCGCGTCGACGGTCGCGCTCAAGATCGTGTCCCAGAACTGCACCCCCGGATCGACCATGTACAGACGCTTACTGCCGAACTCCAGGGCGTAGGCCATGGCCGCCTCATCGGTGGTGTTCGGTCCGTCGAGGATGGCGATCGCACGCAACTTGCCGGCCAAGGCATCCATGGCGGTGGCCACCGCTTGAGTGGCGGAGTGTTTCGGCGCGATCAGCAGTTTCGGCTGGGCGTTGTGCTTGCTCTTGCCGTCGAGCAACGCCTGAAGGCCGGTACGCTGGCCACCGGCGAGAACGCCACCAATGATGGCGGACGTTTGCAGCGCAGGGTCCTCCAGCTTAGGCACACCGACAGCGACAATCACCGCCTTGGCCCGCACATAGATCGCCGCTGCTGCCTTGGCAATCGCCGAGTCCGCGCCGAACGCGGCGATGGCTTCGCGCTCGGACGTGATCAGCTTCAGCTCGCCGGCCAGCGCCGTACCACCGCCGAGGATGCCGGGAGTGAAGGTGTCGCACAGGCCGATGATCGACGACGACGGCAGTGAAATAGTGCGCGCGCCAGTGTCGATCAGCGTGGTGGTGACGCCGTGAAAGAAACTCATAAGGCTCAATCTCCAGAAACGAAAAAGCCCCGCATAAGCGAGGCTGTCAGGGATGTTCGAATTACGCCTAACGGAAAAGAAAACGCCCCGTCAGTGCGGGGCGTTATTGGGCCAAGCTGGCAATCCATGCCGGGGGCTGGGGGCGGCCTGCCTGATCAGGGAACAGCGTCACATCCGGCCAATCGCGCAACGCCTGGCGGTAGACATACAGGTCGGATCGCTGTTCAGCGGTGATCGGATAATCAGGCATGACCAGATAATCGGTGTCCGCGATTTGCGCATTGCGCCACGCTCGTTCGCCCACTTGCGCCGCTGCAATCTGCGACGCCTCATCTAGAACCCAATCCCCACCATCCCACACGTAGAACTGACCCGGCCAGCGTTTGGCGGTCAGTCCTTCGGGCAGATCGCCAAGCTTGACATGCTCCTCCTCGGCACCGGTATACGTGTGGTAAACCATGCCGCGATAGTCGGCCAATTGTTGCGGCTTCCCATCGACCAGCGCCCATACGTGGCCAGCCTCGGGTTGGGCCAAAGGATTTTCCAGCTCGATGGTATTGCCCGGCAGATATTGGCCAAACCCCGGGACCTCCGGAAACGCTGACAACTCAAACGGCCCGGTCAGGATGCCGAGCGGGTTGAACACATAGATATTCATTAGAACCTCAGATCACTTTAATTCGGCCAGGCCAGGCGATGTTTTTCGGGACCGTCTCAGCGCCGCCAGCGGCGCCAGTGCTGCCACCAGTCGGGGTGGCATAGGTGATGCTCCCGCCGCCCATCGCCTGCGTGCCGTAGCCTGTGGAAGATGCATAGTGGGCGTGACTCTTGTAATCATCGAGCCGATAGCTGCCCGCAGGACGGCCCGGATCAATCCCGGCAGACTCGTCAAGGGGTCGGAAGAATTTACCGCGCGCATCTGGACAGCGGAACGTCGTCGCACCATCGCCCGAGGTCCAACCGCCCTCCATACCCGCACGAGCGGCTTCCGTAGTCAGCATTCCCGACTGCTGAGCGTGGTCCCACAACCATGGCCAATCGGCACGAATAAAGAGGGCATTGCCCAACGGAGCGTGACCACCCGGATTCAATACGGTGATCGTTTCAAACACGGGCCGCCCGAGTGCCGTACCGTCTAAGCGCGCAATCGGTATCCAGTTGCCCTTGCCATCACTGCGCAAATGCCAATAATCCCCGGCCCCCATCAGGACAAAAAACTGATACCCCTCGGCCCGCAAGTGCGTGTGGAACTTGATTTTATTGGTACCGGCCGCCTTGATCACCAACCGGTTGCTGGTGTTGTCGACGCGCCGCACCACCACACCACGAACACCCAGCGCTGAGTTGGCGTCGGGCAGCTCAACCGTCAACGCCCCTGCGCTGGCATCAATCAGGACAAGCCCCAACTCGTTCGGCACCAGGGACTTTGATGTGTTGACCTCCACCAAAGGGATTTGGCCCGCGCCGTTAATCAAGTCGATTGTTTCGGTTTTGGTGAAGGCGTCCGTGATCCCATAACCGGCCAGCGTGGTCGGGTTGGTCCCACCCACCACCCGACCGTATTTGTCCACAGTCACACTGCGGTATGTGCCGGCATTGACACCGGTGCGCCCGGCCGCCATTTCGAACAGCAGATCCGTCACGCCCAGGACAATCGGCGCATCCGTCACCAGTTGCCAAATGCTGTCGCCGTTGGTGGTGCCGCGCTCGACATGCACCAACAACCCGGGCGTAACTTCCAGACTGCTATCAGCATCCGCGCTACGCGTCCACACACCCGCCGCCGACACGCTATACAGGCCGTTATCCTTCGCTGCGGCCTGATTCTTTACCAACACCCGCGCCTCAGCGCTCAAGGCCACCCCATCAATGGTCTGAAGGCCGCTGAGCACCACAGGGGCGGTGGTCGCCACCCGCACCGAGTGCTTAAAGTCCTGCTTGCCCAGCTCCTCCAGCACCTTTTGATCGACGTAGTCACGCGTCGCCAACACCACGCTCGGATCGATCTTAAGCGTGATGTTGCCGGTACTGGTGACAATGAAGTTCATCCGCACAATCTGTGTGCGGCCTGAACCTTGCGACAGGATCGGCTTGAAACTCGGCGCGCAGTTGGCCACCGCGACCAGATCACCGTCGATGTCGTACAGACCAATTTCGCGAATCCACTTACCGCCCTCATCGGCCGGAATAATCTGCTCGGCGATCAGCACCGCCGGGTTGGCCGGATCAGTCTTGAGCTGATTCAACGGCCGGCGGCGCCATTCGCTGATCAGTTGGGTTTGCGTTGCGCTGGGGATCGGGTCGGTGCCGTTGGCATCCCCGACGCCCATTTCGGTGATCTTCCAGGGAATGCCGAGCGCGTCGGCGTTCGCCTGTTTGGCCATCCCCACGTTTGTGAGGATCGCGAAAAACTGCGAATTCGCATCAATCATAATAAACGTCCAGGGTGTCTATGGAGTGTTCGCGGCCGACCACACCGAAGCTGCCCGTGACCTCAATGTCACGCATCACTGGCGGGTACACGTCGAGTTGGTCGCCTTCGGAGAGGGAAACGGCAATGTTCAAAGCGCCTTGGGTTTCCAGGCTGATCGCCAGACCGGTCAGCTTGCGGCTGACGGGCTTGGCGTCATCGATCAGGCGATCCAGCTCCTGATACATTTCCTCGGTGATCCCCGTGTCCAACACACCCACCTTCAGCGCGAAGGTGCCCGGCTCCCCCTTCGGCACCGTCTTGAACCACTCGATAACTTCGACCAGGTAGCCCAGCGGCTCGACCACGCGGCGCAGAGCGCCGATCGTGCCTTTGCGGGCATGGATGTAATACGACGC